AGGATTTCGGCTGACTCGACACTGCAATCAAACATCAATAGCGAAGCTTCTGCACGCTCAAGCGCAGATACGACACTTCAATCAAATATTGATGCAGAAGAAGCGGCGCGCATTGCAGCAGTTAACCAGGAAGCTACAGACCGAGCAGCAGCGGATACAGCAGAAAGTACAGCCAGAGCAGCAGCAGTAAGTAACCTGCAATCGCAAATTGATGTACTAGCAAGCTCTAACATTGAACTAGTTGGTTCAGTTGGCACTGATGGTATCTTTGATGCTGTAGAAGCTGACGCACGCAACGGTCAAGCATTCACAAGCATTGCAATGTCATCTGGTGAGGTTGTTATTTTTGACGGCGATGTAACTTTGCTAGGTAATGACTTTAAAGTCGGCGATATGCTAACTGTTAAAGTTTCATCAATCACGGCTGGCGCAATGGCCCTAACTGATTTTATTTACCAGAAAGGTGATGGCACAGACCTAACGCGAGCAAATCTAGATAATGTTACCATCACTCTAGACGGTAGCGAAAAGCTGATAGTTACGCATGATTCAATTGAGCGCCAAGAGCTTGGCCCTGTTGTGAAAGACGAGCTAGATGACACAGTGTCATTAACTGATGACGGGCAAATCATTACTGGCAAAGCTTTGCAGATTGATCAAACAGACAATAACTTGGCATCAAGTTACGGTCTTTACATCAAGAAAGACCAAACTGGCAGCGAGTCATTAACTGGCACTTGTCGCGCTTTACTTGTTGAGAACATGGTTAACTCTCAGGGCTCAGGCAATGCAGCGATTCCTAACTATGCACACAACACCATTGCGTCACATTATGACGGCTCATGTAATAACCTATCGATTGTTCTTAGCGGCTCTTACAATGAAGCTAACGTAACGACGGCGACAAGCGCAATCATTGCAAACGGCTCATACAGCGTATCTAATGACTCTCAGTTAGGTATCAACGTTGGTGCCACTATGATTGCTGAGAATGCATCTATTAGTAATATCTCAGCATTTGCATTTGCTGGTACTGATGGAGCAGGGGCAGACCGCGGCGTGGTTGGTGCAATTTCAAACTTAGACGTCGCAACATACTCAGGCACTCGACAGGCTGACCCATATCCTTACAATGACATTGCTGTTGTTGCTGATGCCAAGTATGCGCCAGCAGGAAGCAAAGCTCTGTACGCTTATGGTGATACTGTTTTTGAAGGTGGTAGCGTTGTTGTTCCTGCTTCTAGCTCAGATTCAGAAGCTGTAAACATGGGCGAGCTAAAGGCTAAGCAAAAACGCTTCAAGATGGATACAACAAGCGGAGTAAGTAAGCAGTTTGCTTCTGGTCTTGATTTGTCTAAGTGCTTGTATCAAGTAATTGATAACGGCCAAGCTGTTGGAGTATCAGTAAATCTAGATACATCGACAAATGAAATTACACTAACCGCGACAGGTGGTAACTTAACAGATTTAGTTCTGTTAGTTATTCAGACTGTATGCGGTGAGACTTTAGTTTCATAAAATAAGGGGCATTGCGCCCCTTTTATTACTTACTTATCTAGTCTTTCATTTTCAACATCATCAACAAGCCTAGATCTAATATTAATGTCTGGAATAACCGCGTCAGGCTTAAACGTAACCCTGTAGTGATAAACGCTAACATCATGAGCGCTTAACTGCTCAGAAAAGTAAGTAACATTGTCAGATAGCCCAAGCATGTGCTTTACATATTTACCCTTATTATTTTTACAGGTAAAAGATACGCTTCTCCCGTTATTACTTACAGAGCACAAGCCTTGCACAGAAAGTATATAATCTCCTGTTATACCATTGTAAAAAACAACCCTTCGAGCAATCTCGAAATTATCAGCGGCCTTACTTAGATTGTAGCTCGCAACATCTGCGTCATCTTGACAGCCAGTTAAGCCAATAACAGAAAGTAAACCAAGTGTAAGTAATGTCTTTTTCATCTTTATCTCCAATTTTCATTTGTTTATTTGCTTGGTTTGTAATGTAAACCCTATCTTAAAATTCATCAATTCGATTTAGCTATAAGCATATTTCAAAATGCTCTAAGCTTTGCTATAATTTGTCTTGCGGTGTGGAAGCCGTTTAATGGTATAGTAATTTAGGGTTTATTAGTACAGGTCTAGTTTTCGTGGGAATACTTCCACATTGCTATACCACCCCGAGTTACTGGGCTTGTACTAATAAGCCTTTTTTGTGCCTATGGTTTGTGTGTTAGCTAATTGGTACGGCTAATGGATGCGGGTTTAATCGCCGCTATAAACCAAACCTCTCGACGGGGCTGGCAGTGCAAGGGCAAAAAATCAATGAAGTAAGAGGGTTTAACCCCTCTTTACCTTACCTTTTCGATATGCTGACACAACTTCTGCATAAAACTTATCATCATGCTTTGTTTTGGTTGTCTTAACGATATGCTCAGCAACGTAAAACATAAGCCATTCAATAAACTTCTCACTAGCCATCGACATAATCACATTCATGGCTACTTTTGTTGCAGCCTTAAATAGTACGCTCATCATAATTATTCTCCTAAATCAACATTTAAAATATCTAATCTGGCAATCGCTGTTGCCCACTTTGTATAATTGCTTTTTCCCAGCTCTTTCCCATCCTTATCAACGCCATGGTAAAACTTAGCGTAATAATCATAGAAAGCTCGTAAGTCTATATTTGCATCACCCGTATATTCTGGTAATGGCTTAGCTGTCATTGAGTACTTAAGCCTTGCCATTGCGCAGGCGTATTTTGGCGAGTCAACCAAATAATTATAAGGGGTATCACTTGTTAATAGGCCCAAGCATGTCATAGTTGTAATGCCAACCTCACTTTTTAACCAATCGCAATTATTACATATATCATCATGTGTCGCTGGTTCCATTTGCCAAATGCCAAGAGCAGGCCCGTTAACTTGCTTTATGTAATAACCACAATCAGATTCAATTGCAGCAGTGCAAAGCAATAAAAACCTAGCTTCAATTGAATTGTAATTGCCACCCATATATTCAAGCGTTGGCTTAATTATGCAGTCGTGTAATTGTTGCGGGTTCATAGCCCATCCATAAAATCATTTAAGTTTTTTGTTTTGCCTTGCTCAATATCTTTCTTTGAGCGATCTAGCAACTCGCTAAAAGCCTTGCTTTCATCAGTTGACCCAAAGCCACCAACTCGATCATTTTCGACAACATCAAAATAACCAGGTACATATCTCATTGGCACTAACTGAGCTATTTTTTCACCTTTTTGTATTACCCTATCTTCACCACTTAGATTAATGAACATAACTTTTATTTCATCGCTGTAATCTTGATCAATCACTCCTATTCCATTGGCAACAATTAGACCGCGCTTATATGCCACGCTCGAGCGATTACAAAGCATAAAAACAAAATCCTGATCAATCGACTTTATTTCTGGCACAAAGCAACCAGTACCAACAAGCCTTATTTCGTTAGGTTTGATTACCACTGTTTCATTTGCAGATAAGTCAGCACCGGCACTGTATTTTGTTTGATGTTTAGGTATCATTTTTACTCCTATCTATTGTAAGTTGCGCATCTTCTTCTAGGTCTTTTTAAGCCTAGAAAGTTAGCTCTATTTCTTATTGCTGTAACGCTTCTGTTAAACGTGGTGGCAATATCAATTAAACTGTAAAGGTTGCAGTATCCAAACTCTAAAGCCTCATCCTCGTGCCTTGTCCATCCTCTTCTCTGCATCGTATTTTCTCTTTGTCAGAATGTCTTCTTTTCTATTGCCAGTTACTGGCAACCCCAAACGCTTTAGCCAATCAATCAACCCCTGACTTGTTTTTAACTCTCTCACAGTCCACCTTATTATAATTCGGATGACCGTCCCGCAAATGCGGTTCGATACCATCCTGTGACTCGTACAACTCAACTAAATCGCAATACTCAACTTGAGCTTTCATTGCTTCGTCAGTTGAAACATTCAATAAAACCACTAAAGCAACCACTATAAATCCGATGAATTTCATAACTATTACCCTCGATTTGATGAGTAAACTATAACAGGTTTATTTTTTTATGTGGTACGACCAGTTGATTGCAGGCAAAAAGAAACCGCTCAAAGCGGCCTAAAACATTTCATTTTAGTTTTGGGGAAAAGTTAAGAGATTCCAGAAAGTGCGGATATTGTGCCAATTACACCAGCAACAATTAGAGTAGCTGCAATTCCTGCACCCCACTTAATTGCGGCTGATATCGAATCATTAGTTCGCTTAGACATTTCTTCATGATTTCTCGCTGACTCTTTAGCCACCGCAACATCAATTTTCATTTGCGATATGTCAGACTGTAAGGCTTTAACCTCTTGCTTTACTTCGTCCATAGCTTCGTCGTGAGCGTCCTGCCTAACTATAACGACAGCCACCTTTTCAACCAGTTCAGAAAGCTTGTCAATCTTGTCTGTCAGTTTTGCTATTTCGCTCATAAAGCACCCTTTTAAGTAGCGTTATTACTACGGTTAAGCCAACGCCCGACGCTATAGCGAAAGCTGTTACTATTACTATTAAGTATACTGTCATTTTTTGTCTTGGCATTATAAACAGCGCTCATTCCTTGAATAAACAAAGCAACTTCCATGATTGTTAGTGCCACATACAGCTCTTGAGGCGCTAGCGCTGGGTCGATTAAAAACAATCCATTAGTGAAAATGAACCCGAACAAGACTAGAGAATAACATAAATACGGAATAGGTTTAATTGTCTTCATGCCGAACACCAAGCAAGCGATCATTAGAGCGGCAACCCTTATCGAATCAATAACAACCCAGTTCATATCGCTAAAGTCTATAGAGTTAATAACATGGAATGTTAAAAAGCTAAATAAAATAAGCCAGCAAATAGCATTTACACACTTATAGCGCAGATATGAAAGAGCGATGAAAAATATCATCGCCCCTGTTATACATTGATAATAATATGCCATTATTTTTTATGCTTCGGCTTTGTTGCGCTTGGTTTTTTGTTTGTTTTAAGAGTTGGCTTTTTAGGTTTATCTTTATCTCTTGGTGGTAAGCTTGGCATGTCTTGGCTTCCTATATTAAGTTGTGACAACATTGTCATTGCTGATTTTATTGATTTAGCAGATAAAATGCAATTATATATAACCTCTAACCTGCTTAAGGTTCGGCTTTTCTTCTTATTAAACCAAACGCACCTATCAAAATCAGCCACGTTCAAGCCCTTCAAAATGGCCCATTCTATCCTCAAAGCCTGTTTCATAGCCGTATTCAGCAGCCTTTCTAGTTGCTATGTATGCAATCATATAATAGCGCTCGTCTTCTTGTTGAAATTCTTGCTCACTCATCTTCACCTCTCCAAAACATTAATAAATAATCTAAAATACTTTCTTTGACCATGTAGCAACTAGTTAATAAAAACAAGCCACCTAAAACCTCAGTCAACCACCAATCAGTCATACCTAAATATGCAGCACACGCAGCGGTTACAACAACCAAACCAAAAACCCAAATAGTAAGTAATAGGGCAAACCCGTCAACCTCGCCATTGTATTTAGCACACCTTTCTGCATATTCCTTATCGCTCATAAAATCACCTTTGTTTATTGTTTCGCCTTAGCTGTTATAATGACTATATATTAAATTAACTGATTAAGTGGTCTAACCAGTGCCAGAATTAACTTTAAATTTTATTAAGGGTGATAAGCACGGCTCAGAAACAGAGTACCGAGATGCTTTGCCCGTTAATATGTACGCAGTTGAAAGACCTGTTTTTAGGTCTCAGGGTTATATGTGTCAAGAGCCGGGGATAACTGAGTTTGTTACCGATTCAGATAGCAAGTTGTTTTTAGGTGTTGACCGTGGCGGGATTTGGAATAGCCGATTCGAAAAGCATTACAGGGTGTCTGGTCAAAACTTAATAGAGCTAGCTAGTGACGGCGTTGTAACGCGGCTAGGTGAGATAACAGGCACAGACAACGCCAAGATGGCTTACTCATTTAATAACCTTGCAATAGTCGCTGATAAAAAGCTGTATATGTATAACCCTGATGACGGACTAAGGAAGATTACAGATGAAGACGTGGGCGAACCAATAGATATAACTTGGATTGATCAATACTTTGTTTTAACTGACGGCAAAAACCTTTACCACACGTCGATAGTTGATGAGACAACAATTGACCCAAGCGAGTTTGCAACATCTGAGTTTTCGCCAGATGGCACAACCGGACTAGGAAAAACCGTTGATAATTTCTTTGTTGCTTTTAATAGATACACTACAGAGTTTTTTAGAAGCGTTGGCGGCGAGCCCGGCACGTTTGCTTTTGCGCGCTCAAGTGGTCGCGCTGTAAACGTTGGCACCCTAACACCTAATACCAAATGCGAAATTGACGATGCATTTTACACTTTAGGCAATCGCAAAGGTGAGGCTCTAAGTATCTATGTTTTGACAGCAGGAAGCGCTAAAAAAGTAGCAACAAGGGAAGTTGAAAAGATATTAGCAAAGTATACGGAGACTGATTTAAGTGGAGCTGTATTGGAAGGCCAAGAATTTGACGGTTATCAATTTTTACTTATACACCTTCCAGAAGAAACGCTAAAGCTAAACTTAACTATTGCAAGTAAAGCTGGGCTGGATAATGCTTACTCAATCATTAAGACTGGTAAGGACGGCCAAACAACATACACAGCAATTCACGGTGTATTTGACGCTTATGCTGGTAAGTGGATTTATGGCGATAAGGCGCAATCTAGAATTGGCTATCTTGATAAAACCGCATCACTTCACTATGACTCATTTGCAGAATGGTATTTAAACACGCCATTTTATCCTATTGATGCCTTTTCTATTGATGAGATAGAGATTAAAACGGTACCAGGATTTACAACGGATAACGATGCAACTGTTGCAATTAGCTTAAGTAATGATGGTGTAAACCAATCTAGCGAGACGTGGACAGACTACGCAAACATGGCTCAGTATAACAAGCGCTTTACAATTCGTAGGCTTGGTTATGTTAGAGACTTCGTAAGCGTTCGCATGCGTGGAGTATCGCGCTCTAGAATGGCATTCAGTTACGGGGTTTTAAAGTATGGCTAATAACTACGACTTAACGCTTAATGATTTACTAAAAGCTCTTCCTAACGATGAATTTGTAGCCAAAGGAATAGAAGAAACAATAAACGAAAGCAAGGAAAATAAAGAAAAGGTAGACGGAAACACAACTGACATCGAGAAGCTAAAAGATGAAGTTGAGCAACTTGATCAACAAGTAACGGCGATTAATGGACAGATACAAACACTGCAAGGTCAAGTCGGACAGTTACAGGGCGATGTTACGCAACTGCAAAATGACGTAACGACATTGCAGGCTAATGTTTTAGATTTGCAAACAAGAATGACTCAGGCTGAGGCTGATATAGATCAACTTCAAACTGATGTTCAAAACTTGCAAACGGATGTAGGCAACCTGCAAACAGACCTAGTTAACCTAGCAGGCAGAGTTTCGACAAACGAACAGTCTATATCTGACTTGGAAAATGACGTTATAGACATTCAGCAAGATGTAACTCAACTGCAATCTGATGTATCTACAAACACAACGAATATAGGCAACTTGGAAACAAGAGTAACAAGCCTTGAAAAGGTTAGGTTCGGCACTTCTACAGCAAACACCAACACCCCGAGCGGACCAACAACCTTACAAGTTGAGGTTTTAGATTCGAGCGGTGCGGTTATTGGTTATTTACCTATTTATGCGAGTCCTTGGTGATGTGGTACGTACCAAGTGATTTAATGGGCGCGGCTTTTGACCACAATCACACTGCGATAGGCTGGAACAAAAAAGGCAAGGTTGTGTTTACTTTTGCGCGCAGGGGTGAAGCTTTAGACTGCCATTTTGCAGCAGACAAAAAAGCCCTTAGACATATTAAGGAAGCAGTATCTGATTTTATAGCGTGGGTGAGAAAAAATATAACATGGTGTAAAATGATTATAGCGGCAATAAACAGGCGCAGCGTTGTGAAAACAGTTACTAAACTAAATTTTAATTATGTGACCGAGCTTGATGGTCATTCTATATATGCGAGGTACATATAATGGGCGGAATTGTAGGCGCAGTAAAAGACACACTAGGCATAGGAACAACGTCAGATGAAAGGGCGGCAAGACAGCAAGTTCAAGCCTCTCAAACTCAGGCAGGGGCCGAGCGTGAAGCTCTAGAATATCTAAAGGAAATACAGGCCCCAATCACTGAGGCTCAAACTGGATCTTTAGGTAGGCTTGGCGATTTGGCTCAGCAAGGAGTAAACCCATACCAGTTGAAAACAGATCGGCAACTTTTAAGCGGTATAGAAACCAGCCCTTTATACCAGTCAATTATGAGCGGCTTGCAAGCTGGCGAAGAATCCATTCTAAGAAATCAGGCGATGACAGGCGGCTTTAGGAGTGGTGGGACTCAGCAAAACCTTGCTAGACTTGGTAGAGATACACAAAACCAAGCTTTACTATCAGCGTTTGGCAATAGGCAGCAAAGAGATATGCAACAAGCTGGATTGAATCAGCAGGCCTTTCAAAATCAGCTTGGTCTAGAATCCACTATCATGGGTTTACCTAGCCAAGTTGGAAACATTGCAGGCTTAACATCTGGCATTGGTCAAACGCTTGCGCAAGGTCAATTAGCGGCAGCACAAAGCAGAATACAAGGCCAGCAAGCAGCAGGTCAAAACGCACTTAATATTGGCACTAGTCTTTTAGGCTTTTTCTCAGACCGAAGATTGAAAGACAACATTCAAAAAGTAGGCACTGAAAACGGTTATAACATTTACACTTGGGAATGGAATAATAAAGCCAAATCGCTGGGCCTTGAAGGTAGCGGTAAAGGTGTAATTGCTGACGAAGTTAAAAAGGTTAAACCGGAAGCGGTTAAGCGTCATCAAGGTTTTGATACGGTCGACTATGAATTAATTGGAGTGAAACATGGCTAACAACCCTTTCACAATAGATATTTTAAGCGGACAGCAAGGCATAAACCAAGGTCTTGGTAATCTAAGTAATGCTGTTGGCGGATTTATGCAACAGCAGGAAATGAAACAGCAACAACAAGCGGCGCAAGATAGGCGCAATGAGTTTGCTACTGGCCTGCAAAACGCTATTGGCAGTGAGTCTTACATTAAAGACTTAACTGGCTTAATGACCAGGTTTCCTGAGTACGCAGAAGAAGCGAGAAAGGTTTACGGTTTTACCAATGAGCAAACAGAGCAAATTGCGCGACAAGGTTACTTAAATGCCTATAAGAACCCAGAGCAAGCAACGCAAATACTAAACGACACAGTAAACCAGATAAGCGCGGCTGGTGGTAATCCTGCAATGACCGCAGAAGATGCGATGAGCTTACAAGGTAAATCACCCGATGAAATTAGACGCGAGCTTGCAACTGGTATGATTATGATTGATCCAAAAATTGGCAATCAGCTGTTAAGTGAAAACAAGAAGCCAGCAGCGGTACTCGAAACGGAGTGGCTATTGCAACAACCCAAGGAAGTGCAAGAGACTCACAGAAAGCTGAAACGAGGCGAGAGAACCAGCACAGCTGAAAAGATGGAGTACGACAAAGCAAAGGCTGATTTAGATGTAAAAACAGCACAGAGAAAAGCGGAGATAAGCCAAGGTATAAAGCAACTTGGAACAATAGCTGAAACTGGCAGGGGTGCATCAAAGCAACTAAATACAATCAAAAGGCTTCAATCGCTTAATGAAAAAGCTTTTGCTGGAACTGGTGCAGAGTTTGGCCTTGGTGTTGGTAAGGCGGCTAAGGCTTTAGGCATTGACGTTGAAGGAATACCAGAGTCAGAGCAGTTTGCAGCTATATCTAATGAGCTTGTACTTGATAAATCACAGCAAATGTCTGGCGCGTTATCTAATGCAGATATGGACTTTTTAAGGAATACAGCCCCAACACTAACTCAGTCAAGAGAGGGTAGGGGGCAAATGCTAGATTACGCTGAAAGACTAGCTAATCGAGAAAGGGAGTATGCAAAGCAAGCGCAAAAATTTAGAAAAGATAACGGGTATTTTTCTCAGTCTGAATTTCAGCAAGAGTTTGACCAGTGGGCCGAAGAAAATCCATTGTTTGAAGGTGAGCAAGTTACTTCACAGGAAGTTGATCAAATTGTTATTAGCAGCCCTATTTATGGGGATGTTACTGAGGCGGATATTCAAGAAACAATGCGAGCTAACGGACTTACTAGAGATCAAGTTTTAGAGAGGTTGCAAGGTGGCTAGAAACTTATTTGCAGAACAACCAAAGAAAGGGCGTGATTTATTTTACACCCCCAAAGGCGTTGACCCAGATGTTCCAACTGATGAAAACTTAGCTTTAAGCGAAGTTAGAGCAAAACCCGAAACCACTTTAGGGCAAGACATAGTAGGTGCTGGTGAGGCAGCGTTAACTCTTGGCACTAGCGCAACCGGCGGAGCTTTAGGGCAAGGTCTAGGGAACTTGTATACGGCGCTAGGTGAAGTTACAGGCCTACTAAAGCCTCAAAAAGGCGACAACCCGCTGACGACAACCTTTGAACCAACAAAGGGCGACGAGCTAGCGGAGGCTTTGACCTACCAACCAAGAACCCAAGCAGGCCAGGAAATTGTTCAAGAAATTACAGAGCCATTATCTGCACTGCCGCCTTACCTTGGCTTAGGTGGTGCTGCAAATGTTGGTCAGGTCTTGAAGCAGTTGAAAGCACCTAGCAAAAATATAAAAACAGCAATGTCAGAAGTTGCACCAACTCAGCAGCAACTAAAAGAAGCGGCTACGCAGCTTTACCAGGAAGTTGAAGCGGCTAACATACAAGTACCAAAGAATGATTATTTAAACTTTGCAATTAAGCTAAATAATGATTTAAGAAAGTCAGGATTAGACAAGGATTTAACACCAAAAACTGCACAAGTGTTAAATAGAATAGAGCGGGATTACGAAGCTGGTAAAACAGGATTAACAGATTTAGAGCAAGTCAGAAAGCTTGCTGATGTTCCTGCTAAGCAATTCGACAACCCAACAGAGCAAAGGCTAGCATCAATAATAAAAGAGTCAGTAGATGAGTTTGTTGATTCAGAAGCGAGCAAGAATGAAGGGTCAGCTGGTAATGTTGGAGAGCTTTACAGGGGAGCAAGAAACCTAACTCAGAGGCGAAAAAAGCTTGAGACTATAGATGAAGCGGTACTAAGAGCTAACGAGGCAGCTAGCGGATTTGAGAACGGGCTAAGGAATGAGTTTAGGTCTATTCTTAAAAACAAAAAGAAGCGACGAGGCTTTACTGATGAAGAGAGGAAAGCAATGCAACAAATAACCCAAGGCGGAACTCTTGAAAATACATTTAAAAAGCTTGGCAAGATCGGTTTTGGTGCAGACCAGCAAACAAATATGCTTTTAGGTGTTTTGGGTGGTGCTTTAGGTGCGAGTATAGGCGGTGCAGTTGGTGGTGGCCCTGGCGCGGGGGTTGGAGCTCTAACCTTGCCAGCGCTTGGGCAGGTGAGTGCTAATGCAGCAAAAAAGCTGGCGAACAAAAATCAAAAGTTTTTAAGTGACTTGGTTGCATCCGGAAGAGATGGTGAAGGAGTTATTGATGCCTACATCAAAAATGTACCTAAAAGGCAACAATCAAAGCAAGAGCTTGCTGCGCTACTACTAGATCCATCAGTTGATATTTCAGCAATTAAAGAGCTTGGTAAAAAATACAAGTCACAGAAAAATATTGTTGATGATGCAATATTTATTGCTGACAAACTCAAAAACGCTCAACTAGCCGCTTATGCTGCATCATTGGGAGTTGAGGAACAAGACAAACCAAAGCAGTAGCAATGCTATTGAAGTGAAACAAAGTTTAGAAAACTTAGGAAAGTGATCTTTGGTTAAATAACCAAGGGCAGGGATGCCAAACAGGATTAGAAATATATACATATAATACCAAAATCAAAATCAAAAGGTGAAAATATGGCTGTAATAAAAAACCCATTCGAACAATGGGTAGACCCAACAATAGGAGGTCGCGTTATTTATAACGCGAATATCTACGTTGGACAACCGGACACAGATCCAACAATACCAGAAAACAGGCTGCAAGTTTATTATATTGATGAAAATGAGCAAAGAATAAACTTAGCTCAGCCAATAACTACGAATACAGGCGGGTTTACTGTAATAAGCTCAACAAACCCAAAAATAATTAAGATACAAGTTGATGAAGATAATTATTCAATAACCGTAAAAGATAGAAACTTGGTTGATAAATGGGTAATTGAAAATGTTCAAGGGGAAAGTCCAGTGATTAAAATAGAGCATAACGACACTTTAAATAGAAGCGCAGTAGGCGCGCATGATGACATATATATAAGAACCAGCACGCTTTCTCAGGCAATTTCAGAAGACGCACCGATAGGAACCAGATATCTAATAGAAAATGTTAGATATGACGTTGTAAACATAGGTGATACAGGAGGTTTTTACGCACCCCTTAACGCATCAAAAAAGCTTAGAATAGACTTAACTCAGCCAATTATACCGTCATCGCTTATAAACAGCATAACAGTAGGTACAGGAGGAAACTTTTCAACAATAACGGATGCGTTAAATTTATGCAGGAAAATACGAACAGACAGTAATCAAAGCTTAATCTCTATATCCTTGCTTTCTGGGTTTGTTCTTAATGAGCAGGTAGTTATATCAGGCGTTGATTTGTCATACGTATCAATAAGCTCTGTTGATACAACTGTCCCCGTGTCGCCAAATGTATGGACAATGCCAATACAGGAGGGAGGTTACACCCCCGCAATATCATCAAGGTTTGGTGCGGTAAGCCCTATTTTTAACGTGGTTTTTGACGCTGGAGAGGATGCTTCATCTGATGAGAATAAAGCTGGTTTTATAGCTCGCGGATTCGGAAAAATATTAAGTACTGGAGGTGTTAATATCGGAGAGCATTTAGGATTCATAAATCTTAACGGAAGGGGATTGTATTGTTTTCAAAATGGCGAGGCTCAAGCAAATTACTCAAAGTTGAACAATAATTACGTAGGCCATAGGTGTTCCAATAACTCAAGATCACAGATAAGATGGTCAAACTTAAATGACTGCACAAGCTTTTCAATAATGTGCGACAGCAGCTACATAAACGCCAGTCAGACAACAGGCGATGACTCTGGGGCTTTTGCAATTGCTACAAACTGCGGTGATTTAATGTTAATAAACGCATTTGGCAGACGAACAACGCTTAATAGCGTACAGGTTGTGGACGGTGGCAGCATCGTGCTAACTGATACGGATTTATCAGACGGCGCATCAGCATTAATTGCAACTGGGGGTAGGTTATCTGGCAACAGACTAATACATAGCAACACAACTGGCGATGCTATAGACGCTAGGACTGGTGCAACTGTAAGTATACCGTCCGCAAACCTATCTGGTAGCAGTGTTGGTATAAGGGCTAGATTTGGATCGAGGGTATCAGCGCCAGTAGTAGATGTGTCTTCTTGCGGTTTTGGGATTATTGCTGACGGTTCAACTGTTGAGTGTGGAGGTGTTGACGCAAGCGGATGCGCCACAGGGTTATTTACAACAAATGAGGGAGAGATAAAAGCTGGAGAATCAGCAAACATATCTGGCGCGACAGGGACGGGAATGAGCGCATCAAGCGGAATGATAAGCTCAATAGGTGTAGACGCTAGAAACTGCGCTAGAGCATTGCAAGCTAGTGGCGGCGGCACAATAAAAGCTATAAATGCTGATGAGTCCGGAAGAACAAGCAAGTCAAGAGTTCTTGAAGGCGGTGTAATACATGCTACCGGAATGACGGGAAATTCAGGAGCAATAACGGCTGCTGATTTTGATGGAATAACCAATTTTAACGAGTATGGAACTGGTGGGGTTGTTTATAAAACAACGTAAATAAAAACTATATCCTGTTATTGGCTTGAATGGTGAACTCAACGGATGAGTTCACCTTTATTATTTAGAATTGTGGGTTTTGATTTTGTTGCGGTGCAAAGCCTTGCTGTTGCTGCGGTGCTGCAAAACCACCCTGTTGCTGTTGAGGATTTTGGTTATATTGCTGTTGCGGTGCTTGTTTTTGCTGGTTGCTATCCTGCTTACTATCAAGCATTTGCATTTGACCACCCATATCAACGACTATCTCAGTCGTATACTTTTCTTGCCCTTGTTGGTCAGTCCATTTTCTGGTCTGCAATCGACCCTCAATATAAACCTTAGATCCTTTTCTTAAATACTCACCAGCAATTTCAGACAGCTTTCCAAACAATACTACTCTATGCCATTCAGTGCGCTCTTGTTGCTGCCCTGTGTTTTTATCTTTCCAGCTATCACTTGTTGCAAGGCTGATATTTGCAACTGCATTACCATTCGGCATGAATCTAACTTCTGGATCTTGACCTAAGTGGCCAACTAGAATTACTTTGTTTACGCCTCTGCTCATTTTTACTTTCCTATTTATAAATATCGTTAAATGTAAAACCAATTGAAGAAAGCTTTTCGTCCATTTCACTAATAAACTTTGGTATTTCTTCATCAAAAACTTTGAATAATTCTAAGTCTGGCTCATGCCTTACAGTTTTAATGTTCTGCTTTATCATGCGAGGATCATAGTTTACAAAGTCCCACCATTCGCGCTTAGTTAACCACATACTGTATTGAATTTGAGTTAAATACTCAGGCTTAGGCTCGCCACCTAGCAACTGATTTATGTATTGCTCAGTAGTCCAAGGGCATTTTATTTCTAACCCGCCATCGTCATTTACAAGAGAGTCAGGGCTAACACCGCAGCGCATATCATCAGAGTAAATAAATGCAATCTCTGTTATTTGCTTATCACCCCAAAAATTATAAAGGTCACGCGCCTTTGGTTCGTTGTCTTTACCCCACTGCAACTGTTTTGCTGTTATCTCATCAGGTAGTAAGCCAGTGCAAACTTGAGCTATTAGTTGCTCCATGTATTTATCACGGTTAGCACTATAAGTACCTTTCTTTCTGCCTGGCTTGATTATGTCATGCACGCGAGAGGCTGTAATAACTCCTGCTCGCATTCTGTGCCACTCTGTTGAACCTTGCTCAACTTCACCACCATCAAAGCCGAACTTATCTAAGGTTTGCTCTGACAGCCTTTTAAATTGCTCAACAGTACTAAGCATCATAATCCCCCAAGAATGAAATCACTTTAACAGCTTGCTCGCTTGTTAAATCCGCTAGAGATTGAATTTCACAACCAATCAGGCGAGGTGCATACTTGCACATATCCGATTCTGACTTACCTTTATCTGCTAAGTAATCAACAATGGTGTTTAACTGCTTTTCTGTTGCCGGCGTAATATCTTTGGGTTGCCCTGATTGCTCTTGCATACCTTCACCAACATCAGTGTTTAAGTTGTGAATAGCTTGATCTAAACGCTCAACTTTAGGCCAGTATTTACTTGCACGCTTAACAATGGTCTTGCGTGCCATTTCAGGCCAATACTTCTGCCAAGGGCCATTCTTTGCCTTGCTAGCATTTTGCACCTGTTTAATATCGTCAAGGCTCATTTCTTCTGTTAGGTAATCACCATCAGCGGTTTTAACAGTACAGTAACCACCGATAACAGCGCCACGACTGCCAAACGGGTTATATTTGTGTGTGGGTGCATGGTCTAAACCGTTTGACTCGTATGTATCACCTTCATGCACAAGCTTGCACTGACCCCACTTAATAGAGCCTGTAGACATTGCTAGGTGCAACAGGCCCATGTAACTAATATCAAGGCACACCTTACCGTCACGCGGCACTAAATAAGCGTGCTTGTTGGCTGGATTAAGACTGACACCAATTGCAGCCACATTAATTATTGCATTTCTAAGTGACTCGGAATTTTTATAAGCCGTGTCATATAAAAACTTGTTACCCTGCAAAGCTTGAACTGCGAATTGTGACTCAGCCGCAAATGTAACCTTTTCATCTACCACATTAGATAAAAATGTTTCTTCCTGTTGATTCACAAATGCTATTAAATCATTACTCATCTTCTACTCCTACTACTTCTTAAGTTTTCTGTAAATTGTTACTGACTCATAACCCATAAGCTCGAGCCATTTAGTAGGTATCTCTTGCCTACCTTTTAATACATTTGTTACCGATTGAGTTGCACAACCCACAGATTGAGCAAATATATAATTATGCTTGTGATTTACTGCAATATACTTGCGTAACTCTTCTCTGATTTCTTCACTATTTAAATGCTTCATACATTCCTCTATACCGTTTCGATGAGTGAACTTTAGCATAGCTGATATAAAAGTAAAGTGTATTTAGTAAATAAATTAATTATATTTTATATTGCACAATCAACAATCAACTGATACAGTTAACGCAACTTAAATAGGAGGTAAAGATGAACGAAGACCTTAACCAGCAATGGCTAGATGATGATCTACCAATAGCTTTTGGCACAGTAGAAAAGCACGAAGAAAAAGAGGTGTTAGATAATATACCAGCACCTAAACATAAGCTGCATGATGATTTTGATTAAGCGAGGTTAGTATGAGTGAATGGATAAAGCTTATTAAAAATAAATTGGCTAGCTATATGCCAATGAAGTTTATTGAATACAGATTTACTGATTCAGTAAGCGGCAAAAAAGTAAATTTATACCAGCAAACAGATGGTAATACAGTTCTTGCGGAAAGTAGATATTCACGCTTTAGAGTGCCGACACCAAACAACAAGTTACACTACAAGCTATACAAAAAGTAGAACCACCAAAATAACCAGACCGCCTACGGGCGGTTTAAATTAACAGCAGAAGATTTAGAGCGAGGTTAGTATGAGTTTATTTCAGTGTGACAAATGCGGGGCGCGAGATAATACAGCGTGTGGATGGTATCACGCAAGAAACAATGAAAGACTTACAAAAAAAGAGTTTTTAGGCTTAAAGCTGTGTGCTTGCTGCGCCCCTAGAGAATATCCATCAGGAGAAAAAACAAGCTTTAACGGTGATTGGCATAATAGATTTCAAAGGATGATACTGCCAATTGGAGAGTTTTTCACTAACAGAGAGGGAAACTTGGAGCATAAAGAAACCGGTTTGTTATGCGGTGAATTTGCAAAAATACATCCTGACAAAGTAATTATAGAACCACCAAAATAACCAGACCGCCTAAGGGCGGTTTTTTATTGTCTTAAATAAACAAAATCACATAAACCTATTTACACTTACACTAAAAGTGTATTACACTACTTAAAACAACGAAGAAGAGGTATTTATGATTAGGCAAACTGAAGAAGAAATGAAAACTATTGCAGCAATGCATGAGAATAAACACATTGTAGCTGTAAGTATGGGTAGCAAGTGGGTGGTTGATTTAGTTATACCTAACTATGCAACTATTAGAATGAGATCTGCTAGGAAGCAATCGAGGGAGTTTGGGAATATCGCATCGCTAATAAAAGCTTGTGACGGTATGGCCGATAAATTAGTAATTAACTTAAATAAATAAGCCAGCGCGAACTGGCTAAGGAATACGTATGAACAATTTAATTGTACCACAAAACCAAACCTTAACAATGAGCAGTCGCGAGATTGCGGAATTTACAGGTAAAAGACATGATCACGTTATGCGTGACATTAAGAAAATGCTTTTAGATTTATACCCAGCAGGAGCACCCAACTTTGGGGGCACGTATTTAAGCGAGCAAAACAAAGAACTACCGCTTTTCAACCTTGACAGAAAGCATACCGATTGCCTTTTAACTGGTTACAGTGCAATTGCAAGAATGAAAGTTATTGAGCGATGGCATGAATTAGAAAGCAATCAATCGCCACAGTTACCACAGTCATTTGCAGAAGCTTTGCAGCTAGCAGCAGACCAAGCAAAGCAGCTAGAACTTGCAGCGCCTAAAGTGGAGTTTCACGACAAGATTGTTAACGATGATCAATCATTCAGCTTTAGGGATGCAGCAAAGAAGATACAGCAACGCCCTAACAAGTTTATCGAGTGGCTTAGAGATAATGGCTACCTATGCCTTAACAACATTGCAAAGCAGCAATACATAACGCAAGGACTTTTTGCCACTCACACAGGCGTAAGCGATGCTGGACACCATTACACGCAATGCAGAGTCACTAGCAAGGGGCTTTCATATTTCACAAGCAAGCTAGGAGATAAGAAGCTATAACCCACAGGCAAAGAAAAGGCCGCTTAACTGCGGTTTTTTATTGCCTAAATATTTCAGAGTTTGAACTTGCACATATAATTAAACATATATATAATCATATAAAACTTAGGAGATAAACATGAAACAAGTAGGCGTTTTATTTGGTGATTCACAACCATTACGAGCAGATGATCTTTCTGATGCAATTGGCGTTAACAAGTCGTCAGTATTAAGGGCGGCCCTTCATTTGGGTTTAGCAAAACTGGAAGCTGTAGCGGCCAGAAGCCCAGATGAGGCAAAAAACCTAGCAGTTGTAGAAGATGCTAAATGCAGACAATAAAAAAGCCAGTGGGTCAGACTGGCAGTTGTATCGTTTAATTTCAGCGAGGTTAATTATAAACCATGAGTACCAGAAAGTCATTTGTTCTACACAAAGACAGCTTGCAAGTCTTAGATGATTTGAGTGACGAACAAGCTGGTAAGCTATTTAAGGCAATCAAGGCTATTCAATTAGGTGAAGAATTTGAACTTGATGCGCTAACAAAGATAGCGCTTTCACCTTTCAAAGCTCAGTTTGCTAGAGACAATGAAAAGTATGAAAGAATTGTAGAACGCAATAAAAACAATGGGTTAAAAGGAGGTAGACCTAAAACCGAAGATAACCCAGAAGAACCCAAAAAACCCAGTGGGTTAATTACGAACCCAGAAAACCCACAAAAAGCCGATAGTGTTAGTAAGAGTGTTAGTGTTAGTGATAGTGATAAAGATATAAAACATTTAGATCAATCAAAGATTGCTCGCGAACAACTTGAAGAAGATAGCTTCGAATTTTGGTGGAAGCACTACCCTAAGAAGCTAGCAAAAAAATCAGCCTTTAAAGCGTGGAAAAAAGTAATTAAGAAAATGGATGAGCAAACTGTTAGGGATTTGACTAACCACATTGTCGCAGATGTTAAACACCGATTAGAAGATTTAGAAAAAGGCAGTGATACATTTCTGGGCTTTGATAGACTTCACCCGACTACGTACTTGAACCAAGAGAGATACAACGATGATTATTGATAACTTATGGGCTGTATTGTCTACGGCTTGCTTAAACGGCGTAAACCCAAAAACAAGAGAAGCCTTAAACATTATCACTGAGGATATGATAGAGGATAAGTTTACTCTTGAGGTTTACAAGACGATTAAGCAGCTAGATCAATTTGGCTCAACCGTTAGCATGGTTGCTGTTGATGATGTTGCTAATGGCAAAATTAACTACGGTGATTTAGTTACCGCTACGACAAACGCGGGGATAACGTCAGACCCTATTTATTCGGCTATGCAAGTTAGAGCAATGCACAATGACAAGCTGGCAACTAACGAGCTTAAAAATATCTTAGGTCAAATTCAGTCAGGTAGACCGTTTGATAGAAACGAAGTAAGTATGACGCTTTCTAACCTTAGTCAGTCTTTAGCGCCTGCCGTTAAAAGTGAACCCAAGTCATTCACTGATTATGTGACCGGATACATAAACGTTATTGAGCAAAGACAGGCAAACCCAGAAGGTACTTATCTTGATATTGGCTTGGATGTGTTAGTTGATAAAACTGCCTTGGTTGTTTTGGGTGGTCAACCTGGTATGGGTAAAACTGCATTGGCTTTGTTTGTTAACCGCTTTGCAGCAGAGCAAGGGCATAAAACCTTGATGTTCTCTCTCGAGATGGAGGGTTCGCAATTATTTGAACGTGAAGTATCAGCATTTTCAAAGATACCGACACAGCAATTAAAAAACGTAGGTAAGCAAGGTTTGAGCAATGACCAATGGGGATTTTTATCAAACTCACTAGATAACTTAGATAAGCTAAATGTTTTTATTGATGATGATCCGCAACTAAGTGTTCCCATCTTGCAGCAGAAATGTCGAGACTTTAAAGACAAGCATCCAGACTTGAGATTGATCACAATTGATTACTTAACATTGATGCAAATGCCTGACGCTCAATCTAGGGCGCTTTCAGTGGGTGAGGCTACCCGAGTTATCAAGCTGCTAGCTAAAGAGCTTAAAACGCCAATTCTGTTGCTCTCACAGCTAAACCGTGAAGCAGACAAGGCGCTAAGAGAGCCAAGGCCGTCAGATTTGCGTGATTCTGGTGCGATTGAGCAGGACGCAGACATAATAATATTCCCTTACAGGGAAGAAGTGCATAACCCTGATTCTGTAAACAAAGGGCTTGCAAAAATAATCAAGGCAAAAGTGCGTGACGGTGAGGTGGGTAATTCAATACTTAAATTTGAAGCTGGTGCTTTCTATGAAGCTAACGCGCAATGGAAAGAGCAGTCAGTTGAAGAAAAGAAAGAGCGCAAAAAGTTTTAGATTAACGGTTAGGAGTGAAAGATGAAAAAATTATCACAAGAAGAAGTAATGGAAATAATAAAGAGTGGTGAAGATAGTGCTTATGGTATTTTGTACGATGCTGACCCTAAGTTGATAGCTCGATTTAATAGACTTGATAAATCTATGTCAAAGTTGCTTGAAGATGTAAGAATGCACTTTCCTGACGCTACATATTACACCGCCTCAGGTGGCTTTAATTTACTTCTTGGAGAGCCGCATGATGCAAATGAAGTGCCGCAGCAAGATCTTATTGCTTGCGTGGGTGTCACATCAATAGTGGATGGTGATTTTTAGATTAACGGTTAGGAGTGAAAGATGATTAGAAGTGTAAGTTATGACCAAGTAGAGATATTAAAAGATATTATGAACCTTTGTGGCATTGAGCGTATTGATTGTGATGTTACTTATGGTAACGGCGGATTCTACAAAGAAATAGAAAAGCCTTTGTTTTGCTTTGATGTTGATGAGTCTGTTATTGATGCGGCGGAAGTCCCGGGGGATTCTATAAAAGGCGTTTGCAGCAGTGATGATTTACCGCTAAGCGACAATCAAATTAAAAGTCTAGTATTTGATCCGCCATTTTTAACTTATGTTAGAGCGGCAAGAAAAGGTAACGGCAATATGGTCATGGCTAAAAGATTTGGCGGCTACTGGCGATACGATGAGCTGGAAGAGCACTACCGGGCAACGATTAATGAAGCTTACCGGGTGCTAGATAAGAAAGGTATTTTTATATTTAAGTGCCAAGACATAATACATAACCACAAAATGCACTGTACGCACTTAAACGTGGTTAACTGGTGTGAAGGTATGTTTAGGTTAAAAGATTTATTCATACTCCCGGCTAAGCACAGAATGGCAATTCCCCAGCAAAAAGGGACAGCCAAAAAGCAGCAAAAACACGCAAGAATATTTCACAGTTACTTTTTAGTTTTGGAGAGGCTTTAAGATGCTAAGTAAAAACACAAAGCCAAAGCGCAAGAAGTGCAAGCAGTGCGGAGAGTGGTTTCATCCATACCTAACAACAGCGACAACTTGTAGCTATCAATGCGCCATTGAATACACAAGCGACCCAGACAACCGCAAAAAGGTTATTGAGAAAGCCCAGAAAGACGACAGAAAGGAAGTTAAGGCCAAGTTAAGGCAATCTAACAGGGGGAGTCTAAAGTGGCAGCACAACGCCACACAGAAAGTATTTAACAAGATGCGAGTGCTACAAGAAAAGCTATGGTTCAAGGAAAGAGGTTTAGAGCCTGAGTGTATATCTTGCGGTAAAACAAATATGGATTGGTGTTGTGGTCATTTTAAAACAAGAGGTTCACAAAAAGAGTTAGCATATGATGAAAAAAATACTTACTTACAATGCAATCGCTATTGCAATAAAGGGTTGTCTGGGAACATTAACGGCAACAAGACAACTCGAGGATATATACAAGGGCTTAAAGATAGATTTGGAGATAAAAAGGCCGATGAAATTATTGAATACGTCGAGCGGGTTAGGGTTAAGAAGTGGACTTGGCAAGAGCTAGAGGAAATGCGCAAAGAGTTTAACGCTGAAATTCGCAAGCTTGAGAAATTATTATGATTGATTATAACGCAGCAGAAAACGCTTTAAGGTTTCTAGGTAGAACCGACGAAGAAGCAGCAAGAGCTAGGGCGCACTATATGGCCCTAGAAGACCTGAAAAAGACAATGCTGGCGGCACAGTATGAAAAACAAGAAGGAAGCGCAGCAGATAAGACACAGGCAGCTTTAAATAGTATTGAGTACAGCCAGCACCTAGAGGAAATTAACAAAGCCTTTGTTGAGTGGGAGATATTGCGAAATAAACGCAAGAGCGCAGAGTTGCAAATTGAAATGTGGCGCAGTGTAAACAGCAATCAACGCAAAGGTAACATTTAGTTATAAGCATATAACCAAAAGATATTTAACTCTAATCACTTTAACGGTTAGAGTGCATAAAAAATAGGAGTGTGAAGAGTGACACAAAGAATCGTATGTTGGTTTTCTCATGGTGCAGCTAGCGCAGTAGCTACCAAGCTGGCCGTAGAAGAAAACAGAAAAAGTAAAAACCCAAAAGAGCTGGTTATTGCGTGTATACATTTAGAGAATGAGCACCCAGACGGCAAAAGATTTGCTGATGAGTGTGAGACTCTATTTGGTCAAGAAATAGTTTATTTGCGGGATGAGAAGTACGGCGCAGATGTTGACGAGGTAATCAGAAAGACTCGTTATATGTCTGGGGTTCGCGGGGCAAGATGCACCAAAGAGCTAAAGAAGCAAGTTAGATTCGACTGGCAGCGTGATGATGATATTCATGTGTTTGGCATGACAGCAGAAGAAGAACATCGAGTAGATCAACTTATTGATGGTGAGCCAAACCTTGAAATATGGGCGCCGCTAATTGATAAGGGTTACTCAAAATCAGATTGCTTTAAGGTGATTAATGACGCAGGGATTGAGCTACCTGAAATGTATAAGCTAGGTTATCACAATAATAACTGCATTGGGTGCCTAAAAGCTGCGGGTGCTGGCTATTGGAACAAGATAAGAGTTGACTTCCCTGATGTATTTAAACGCAGAGCAGAGCAGGAAAGGCTTTTAAATGTAGCTCTAATAAAAATGAGTTTTGCAAAGTATAAGAGGCTATATGGTGACTGGTATCAAAAAATGATTGATGATGATTTCGAACCAAAAGTTGATAGTCGAGGCTCAATGAGATTACCTCTAAGGTATTTACCACCAGAGGCGGGAAGCCATAAAGATTTAGATATTGGCGCGTGCGGGTTCTTCTGCGAAAAGCCAGGCGATCAGTACAAGTTAGATTTATAAATAGGAGTGTGTAAGATGAAAGTAGATATATTTAATGAGGACTGTATTTTAGTTATGGACAGAATGATATCTGAGGGGGTTAAGGTTGACGCTATAATCACAGATCCACCTTTTAACATAGTTGAGAAGATAGGAAAAAACATTCACTTATTCAGGCAGGCTGAGAAGCAGAAAGATGCAAGTATTAGCGCTGAAAGCATGAGTTTTGATGTTGGTTTTGATCAATTATCTTGGTTGCAGAAAATACCTAAGATATTAAAGAGGGGTGGTAACTTAATTATATTTAATGATTGGGAAAACATGGGTGATATTTCAAAGACTTTGCGATCTTTAAAAATAAAGGTTAAATGCTTAAATCACTGGCAAAAAACAAACCCTTGCCCTGCTGAGTGGGGTAGAAGGTTCGTTGCTGGAAGGGAATATTTTTTGCACTGCACTTATGGGTCTGGTTATGCCTTTAATGTTGATAAGTTGCATAAGGGTGATTTCACATACCCGATAACAAAGCAATCTGAAAAGAAGCTAGGTAAACACCCAAACCAAAAGCCAATTGCATTAATGCAAGATTTAATAAGCATACTTACCAATGAGGGTGATGTTGTTTTCGATCCTTTCATGGGTAGTGGGTCAACTGGTGTTGCAGCAAAAATAATTAACAGGGGCTTTGTGGGTGCTGAAATCAATAAAGGTTTTTATAAGATTGCAAAAGAAAGGTTAAATAACTAGCTTGTCTGGGGGGTTATCATGAGTAAATGCAGAACCAGAAACAACCACATAAACGGCAAGCAAACAGCGCAGGATTTAGGGTGGCGCAAGGATTATAAAATCTTAGCGCCTACATGGTTAGTTAATAGTTATAAGGTGATAGAAAGATGAAAAGAGATATAGGTGATATTGGGAACTATTATGGTTGCCTAGAAGTTAAAGTTGAAAACGGGAAATACTTTTGGGGTATTGAAAATTGGGATGGTACTCACTGGCAAGAAATACCCGAGTATCTTTACGCTGCCTTAAATAAGTTTGAGGATGAGGCTATAAATAACTAAATCATATATACATATAGCTAAACGGTATTATAAAAGAACACTGATTTTGCTACAATTGATTTATCGAGTAAGGCAGAATGCTCGATAATCTATGTTAGTCGTTATGCAAGAAACTGTGCCAACTCTTCGGAGGGTAGCGACTTAAAATAAGTACGGCAATTGATAGCAGTAAACTAACTACGGTCGTGATGATAGATGTTAGTATTTAACGCGAGGCATGGCATGGTGCTATTGGTGAGGTTGATCGCTCACTTGTGAAACTGGTTCGAATCCAGTGCCGAGCGCCAAAATTTAGAGCTTATTTGTGTGCAGCTTAGAAAAGTGCGGTGAAGGGTGACAGCTTATATGTCTTGCGGGTATCGCGCCGTAGCTGCACAGCAAATGCGCTTTCCATGGTGTATTACATTGAACGAGAGTAAGCAAACCCACTGTAACGGTGGGTTTTTATTAGGAGTGTAAGAGATGAGGCATGAGCACGCAGATTTAATAATTGAATGGGCTAACAACACTTCAGTAAAATTTGAGTATGCATTTGGGGCTGGTGTTGATTATGTTTGGTCTGAATGCGGCATTGATTTTGTTATTAAGAATAATAATCAAACCAGCACTATTAGAATAAAAAAATGCAAAGGCACGGTAAGGCTTGAGTCATTTGATGCAGATCAATCGCGTGAATTTAATGGATTATGCTTGTTATTCAGAATTAATAATTTTGATGACAAAATTAGTTTTTTGGCTAATTTAACCGATGATGAGTTTAAACAGGTGCTATTGAGGATTCAGCATAATTTAGAAGCTTTAGGAGTGTAAGAGATGAGTAAATACAAGGTTAGAGGTTAAGGTATGAGCATACAAGACAGCATAAACCAAATTGGCGAAGAAATAAGAGACTTCACAATACTTGAATTGCAAATGAATGATAAAGGAGAGTTCAGTAATCTTGATAACGCTAACAAGTATGTAAAACTGCAATCTGATAAAATTAAAAAGCTAGAAGCACAGAATAAAACATTGCGCGATATGGTTAATAGATACGGCCCAAGGCCATGAGGGTTAAGGTATGAGTGATATGCACCTTATAGATTTTTTTGTTTTTGGTTTTTGGGCTTTAGGTGTCATTATGATTTACTATGCCTACAAGCTTCTAATCACAGACCCGCAATAAGCGGGTTTTTTATTAACTGTAATTTAGTGATATACTTTATAAGCCAAGATAATAACGGAGAAATAACGGTCTTATGAGTAGGTTTACATCAGACAATCAACCAAAAGATAGGCCAGGGAGGGGTAAGAGTGAAAGGACTAAAATACTTGAAGCCATGAAACGCACAGGTAAGAGTGAGGAAGGTTTTTATGACTTGCTTGTTGAAAAGGCGCACAACCCAGAAGACTCTTTCGCTTTTGGTGAGCTGTTAAAAAGGCTCGCCCCTATCAAAAAGTCAGTTGCACCACTAATAAACTTTAAGTTGCCGGAAGATGCAAAGCCACATGAAAAAGCTGACTATGTGATAAAGGCTATTGCTAACGGTGATATTCCGGCGGATATAGGTGCAATAGTTATAACTAGCATTACTTCTATGCTTAAAATACAAGAGGTCACAGACTTTGAGGAAAGGCTTTCCGATTTAGAAAGGGCTAAGGATGACTAGAGCTAAAAGACTAGAAGCTTTAGAGGCTCAGAGAAAGTCTGATAACGGTGACTTTGCTAACACTGTAATAGGCTTTGTTTGCCCAAAGACTAAAGGTTTAACTAGCACATATCACTTGTCTGATTCTGTATGGACTCCCACTTGCAAAAGCCCTACAGCTTTCTTTGCTGAAAAACTAAAGCCGTTATTCCTAAGGCCCAAAAGATTTAATATTCTCATTGGTGGTCGTGGTAGTGGTAAGTCATTGGGTAAGGGTGGTCATGGTGCTATTCAGATGCATGACTTAGGCAGAAACTTAATGTGTATCCGTGAGTTCCAAAGCTCGATAGCTGACTCAGTACACGCTTTGATTAGTGAAGAAATAAAGCGCCTTGAGTTAACTGGGTTTGATGTAACAGACAAGACAATAAGAGCTACGCATAATAATTCAATGGCCAGATTCATGGGTTTGAGTCGCAACCCTGAGTCAGTAAAGTCCGCTTTCGGTTTCTTGGATTGGTGGATAGAGGAAGCTCAGTTCCTTTCTGATAAGTCACTAAGAACACTTACACCTACCGCACGCAAAAAGCCTAAGAAAGGTTTACCGGGTAAGCAGAGTGAAGTTGAATCTGACGAAGTTGATATAACCAAAGTTAACATGACCTTTTGCGGGAACCCTGCATCTAGTGAAGATCCATTTAGTCAAAGATTCATAGTCCCATACAAAGATGAGCTAGACAAAAACGGAATCTATGAAGATGACTTACACCTAATCATTGTTATGAATTGGTCGGATAACCCATGGTTTGATGAGTCTGGGCTTGAAGCAGAGAGACAGTTTGATTTAAAAAACCTTCCACGCTCAACTTATGATTGGATATGGGAAGGTGGCTTTAATGATGATATTGAAAACGGATTGATTAAGCCCGAATGGTTCGATGCTTGTGTTGATGCTCATGAAAAGCTAGGGTTAAAACCTTTTGGTATGACCAAAGTTACACATGACCCGTCAGACTTAGGTAATGACCCTAAAGCTATAGCGATAAGAAAGGGCAACATAATAACTCAGGTTACTAGCCGTAAAGACCTAGACGTTAACGAGGGTAGCGATTGGGCTTTAGGTGTGGCAATCAATGAGGGTGCTGACGTTTACGAGTGGGACGTAGGCGGTATGGGCGTAGCGTTAAAGCGTGATGTTAATGACGCAATCCAAGGTAAGAAAATGGAAGCGCACCAGTTTAACGGTGCTAGCTCAGTTGATATGCCAGAAACCATCTATGAACCAAGCGGTGCAAGTGGTACGTTTGGAGAGAAGAAAAACAAAGAGGTCTGCAAGAATCTTAGAGCGCAATGCTATTTATCATTAAGGGATAGGGTGTACCGGACATACAAAGCTGTAACTGAGAATGTTATGTGTGACCCAGAGAAGCTAATAAGCTTTAGCAGTGAGTGTGAAGAATTAAAAGGCTTGCGTTCAGAGCTTTGTAGAATGCCAATAAAACCTAACACGAGCGGATTGTTTGAGCTATATACCAAGCAGGAAATGAGGCAGAAGTTTAAAGTACGCTCCCCCAACTTGGCTGACTGCGTTATGATGTCAGAGCGAAACCGTGTTATTATTAAACAAAATATTGACGTTGCATCTTGTTACGTCCCAACAGTTAACCATTGGTAATGAAACATGATTGATCACAATGAAATGCTGATAGAGTTTGGTTACTCGACAGCTGACACAGACCAAAACTATCGTTGCTATAAAGATATAAAAATGTTCCATGTTGACAGTGCTTGGTGGGACGGTAGCTATGGTAAGCAATTTAAAAACAAGCCAAAACCAGAGTTGAACATGTTATGGCGTGATGTAAATAAAAGCGCAGGCTCTATTAATAACATGGAGCTAAACGCCGTAATTAGCGCAAACTCAGATGATGCAACAGACGATGGTTCAGAGCTATTGCAAAAACGCTGGCGCAATGACTTTGCAGCTAGTGGTGGCGCAGAAGCTAACGAGACAGCAAATAGGGAAGCAATAGTTGGTGGTTTTGGTGCTGTTAAACTTGTTGCTAAGTATGAGGATGAGGAAAACCCAGACCCGCAAAAGCAATATTTATGCATTGAGCGTATTGGATCTGCTTGTACTTCTGTATTCTTTGATTCTGGTGCGATTAAAAAAGATAAGTCAGACGCAATTAGAGGCTGGCAGTTATTAAGAGTTAATCAGCGCTCCACTGAAATAGAATATGATGTAGATGAAATAGTTAGTTTCCCCTCTCCTTTATATGATGGTCAGTCAACATCATTAGAGTACGACTCAGAAAGAGATTGCTTCATTGCTCACTACTATGAGTTGGTTAAAAAGAATTTAACCGTTCACGACTTCACAAATATGCTTGGTTTTAAAATAACATCAGGAAACGGCATAAAAGACGAGGACGGGAATAGGATAACCAAAGACCAGCTAAAAGAATACAAAGAGCAATATCTTGAAATGTTTGGCGATGAAGTTGAAACATACAACCAGCTTGATATATATGTAGAATACGCTTTATGTGATGGCGAGAAGTACTTAACAAAGCCACAAAGAATGCCATTTAATAGAATCCCCATCATTCCTAGATATGGTTACTATTCAGAGGTTGACGGGAGAGAGTACTACTGCGGTGAGGTAAGAAAGCGTAGGGATGTTGAGATGTTTTACAATATGTACGCATCTACAATGGTGGAGATAATGGGTAAGCCTCAGGTGTCTAAGCCTGAGTATCTTGCTGAGCAGATTGCAGCACACGCCAATCAAAGAGCTAGAGCTGACCTAGACAATGTTCCTTTTGTTCTTTCTGATGTTGCTTACACTAAAGATGGTCAAGCTGTTATAGGGCCAATTGGACAAACTCAACCGCCCATGGTGGGTACGGGTTTGCAGGCTGGCGGTGATTTCTTGATGAATAGTATCGCATTCAATAGCTCAATGGGTCAGGTAACGGTGCCAGCAAACGCAAGCGCAGAAGCAATAAAGCAAATAAACGAGCGCACTGATGATGCATTGCTACCAATCGTTAGAAACGTTATGCACTCAATACAAGCCATGTGTGCGGCATGGATTCCAGCAGCACAAAAGCTTTACTTTAGCAGCCAGCGTAAAATTAGAGTCCAAGAAATTGACGGCAAGTATAATCAAGTTACAACGCTTGAAATTACAAAATCGCCTAATGGTGAAATAGGGCCTTATGGTAATAATCCGCTCGGGAAGTACACGGTAACAGTGAAAGAGGGTGAAGCATACAAAGACACCGTGTCTGCAACAGTGCAAGAAAACTTGGAGTTGATGGCGGCTGTAGGTACTGATACTGAGGCCGGTCAGATATTAGCTTATAAAAACATGGAGCTACTTAATAAGACTGATGACCCGGCAATTGATGCAATAGCAAAATACGGACGTCTAGATTTAATTGTTCAAAAAGGGTTCCCGTACGAGCCACAGGATGAGGAGGAGGCACAGTATATAGCAATTAAGCAGCAGCAAATGCAAGCAGCTCAAATGCAAGCGGAAGCCATGATGCAGCAACAGCAGCAGCAATTAATAGATTCTGAGTCGGAAGCTAGAATAATGGAAGGTCAAGCGGCGATTATGAATGAACAAAATGACGCTGTTAAAAATCAAATTGACATGGAGAAAATGAAAACCGATAGACTTAAAGTTGTTGGTGGTTTGCAGGTTGAGGGCGTTAAGTTGGATCAAAAAGAAGCTGAAATGAATTTCAAAGCGGCTAATGAGATGTTTAATAATCGACAGCAATAAGCTTATAACAAAATGATATTAGACCGCTCTTTATGGGCGGTTTTTTCGTTATAACTAAAGGTAATTTGCATATAACTAAAAATTCTATAAAATATAGGTAGGTTTCATGCACTAAACGCATGATTTTCGTTCACCGATAGACGAGAGATTACTATGTCGGATAATTTGGATAATGTTACAGAAGCTCAAGAGCAAGTAGAGCAACCAACTGATGTTGTGGCGACAAAGGTTGAGGAAGGTGCAACGCCAACAAGCACTGATACTGATTTAATTGAAATTGAAGTGGAAGAGCAGGGCGACCAACAAACAACGCCTGAACAGTCGATAGACTGGCACAAAGCTATGCAGAAAGAAAAAGCAGCTAAACGTCGAAAGACAGAGCAGCTTAATGCAGAGCAAGAGAAAAACAACCGTTTACAAAAAGAAATTGACGAGTTAAAAGCTCAGATAAATCCAATTGTAAACCCAAAGCCAACACTAGAGCAGTTTGATTATGATAATGATAGATACGAAAAAGCAGTAAGTGAGTACTATCAAAATCAAAGCAAGCAACCAAACTCAAAACCGCAGGAAGTGGAGCAAGAGCAATTTAACGAGCAGGCTTTTGAAGCTGATTATTACTTAAGGCATAAAGAGGATTCTATTACCAAGGTTTACCCAAAGTACGAGCAGGATAAATCTGAGCTTTTAGATAAGTTTACCGCTAACGGTGGTAATGCTGAAACCTTTACATTCTTAAGTAACATAGCCTCTCAGGCTAAAATTGATATAGCTAAAGCTAACATTGGCCTGAATGGTAGTGATGCCTTGTTCAAAGAGCTTTTAAGTGCGGCTGGTGGTGATAATGTTTTCGCCGTTGCTGATGTGCTAAAGAGAGCTGAGAAGAAAGTTAAATTTAGCGCTAAAAAAACTATCGACACAAAACCAGAACCGACAATCAACAGTAAAAGGTCTCAACTGGTTAATAATTTAGATCAGTTTGGATCATTCGAATAATTTAAGGTGAAATAAAAATGGCTAACGATTTAAAAAGTAACATTACCGACAAGCTAATGAGCGCATTCGTTCCTGCTTTTGACAGTGAGCGTAAAATTAGTAAGTCAGTTACAACAAACGCGCGCAACTTAGTTAACAACTTTGATGAATCAACAGGTGACGCTTACGGTGCAGTACGCATGAAGCGCCCTTTACAGTTCGTACCTCAGCGCACCGATGATGGTGACTTTACAGGTAAAGACACTAACCCAATCCAAGTTGGTACAGCGCCAGCAGAGGTTGGTCAATACTGTACTGTCTTCGTTGAAATGTCAGACGTTGAACGTGCACTGGAATCAAAAGACGTTGCAGAAGAAATGAGCCAGCTTGTCGCTCCAGCAGCAGAAGATATGTGTAATACAATTGAATCTGAGCTTGTTCAGCGCATGGCTGATGCAGCAGCTTTAGCAAGTGGCGATCCAAACGAGTCAATCGACTCTTGGAATGACATAGCTCAAGCTGGTACGCTGATGAAAGCAATCGGTCTACCTAAGGGCCGCAACTATTGCGCAATCAATACATTTGATGGCCTAGCGATTAGTGCAGAGCAAAAAGGTCTTGCGGTTAATCCAGAGGTTGGCAGCGCTTGGGGTAGTGCAACCATCGCAAATGGCTTTGCAGGCTTTGACAGTGTAATCACGCATGACAATATGCCTGTGTTCACTTCTGGTACTGCTACAACTGGTTTAACTGTTAAATCTGCACCAGATATGACTTATGACACTTTGAAAGATTCATATCGACAAACTTTCGTTATTACTGGCGGTACTTCTGGGCAAACTCTTACAGCTGGTACAACACTTATCATTGATGGTGTTAACTTGGTTCACTTGCGTAACCATAAGTCCATTAGAGGTGTTGGCGGTGCGTTTGTTCCTCTGACTGTATCTGTCATTGCTGATGCAACATTCGACGGCTCAGGTGACGCAAATGTAACTGTATCAGGTTGTGGTATTTTTGAATCAGACGTTAACGGTGCTTACAACACTATTAACACTGCAATTGTTGCTGGTGCTACTGTTACAGTGCAAGAGTCTGCATCAACTCAGTACTCACCTGGCCTTGCTTGGAACGAAGCGTTCTTTGGTATGGGTTCAATTAAGCTTAAGAAGTTGGCAGCAACAGACTCAAGCTTTACAACAACTGATGGTTTGAACTTCCGTATCACAGAGGATTCAAACTCAACTAAGAACACGCACCAATTGCGTATCGACTTCCGTCCGACGTTTGCGTGTTTAAACCCATTCTTTGGTCAAAAAGTTTACGGTAACGCTTAAAGCTTACATGGCGGCTTAGGTCGCCTTTACTTTTTCGGGGGTGATATGTATTTACTTATGCATAAATTAGAATCAAATAAGGTTGTATCTAGGCATTTTGCCGTAGGCCAAAAGCTTAGGCGAATTGCTGAGGGTTGGAGCTTGGAAAAGTCAGAGCCTAAAAAGCGCAGGGTTAAAAAGGTAAAAGCCGATGATAACTAAAGGCGATATAGTTAGACAGGCTTTTCAGCATCTGCGTATTAGTGGATTAACTAACAAGGCAACACCAGAAGATACTCAGCTTGCATTGCAAACACTAGAGTCAATGCTTCTTGCTTGGACTAACAAAGGTCTAAATCTAAGCTGGAATAAATCAGATAACTTTGTTGACCCAGACCCGCAGGAAGATAGCGGAATATCTGACGCTGACTACGAAGCAATCTATGTGAATCTAGCGGTTAAGCTTTCCCCTGCATTTGGCAAACCACCAACACAGCTTGATTCGTTTGCTAGAGAGCTTTACGCGGGGCTGTTTAGTACAGAGCTACCTACACAGCAAAACAACACCTACATGCCATTGGGAAGTGGTAGCAGACGCGGAGCTTACGCGCCTGTATATCAGGAAGGTAACGAACCTATCGACGTAGAGAATGACGGCAATATAACTATATAGCCCTATTCGGGCTTATAGCTTAGGCCTTTTATTTCACTGTTGATGATTGCCTCAGCTAATTTGCTATCTCCAATTGTTGCTTTATCCTGCCCTCTCCAATTAGAAATTGAAGTTGCTAGCTCTTCTTCTGGTGTTAGTGGTTTAGATAGAGTTGCAATTGCCACTGTTGCGTAACCACATCCAATGGATGTATCTTTGTATTTTATCCAAACTTGATTGCTGTCAATCGCCACAACGCTAGCTTTCTGCTTTGATGCAGTCAAAACCTCATCACCCACCTTCGGCCACTCTTTAGGCTCAGGCTCTTTAGGTGGTATAGGGATGGTGATTTCTTTGCATGTTGCAATTGGGGAGCTATCTTTATACATGTAAAATGAAAGCTCACGCTCACTAATGTAAAAATACTTACAAGAACCTGTAAACTTTGCGGTAGTATCAAATCCGTGCTTTCCGGCAAGCTCTGCAATAAAATCAGCGTGATCTTTACTCTCAACCTTGCCATAGGTATTTGCCAAGTATTCGCGGGTTATGTTTGTGTCTTTTTTGTGATTGTCGGAAGGGTCAGATTTGCCCCATATACCACGCTCAAATGAGAAGTAATTGCTTTTATCTAAGTATAGATATTCTTTACCGTCTACTGCTCTATAAAATCCTGGGTATGTATTCATTTTCACTCTCCTACTGTTGTTTAATCGGTTTAACTTGCCAGCAATCCACTGATGTGGAATCTGTAGCGCTAACAACAACGCACTCAACGCCAGCTTTAGGCTGTATAACCTGCGTATGCAATGTTGCCGCATTAAAGAATCTAGTAAAGTACATAAAACCAAGCACAAGACCACACAAAGCAACGAAGCCGATAACGCTATATATTAATGTTTCTTTTTTCATTTCACTCTCCTATTAAGTTACGCAAACAATACCACCCCACCCAAACACATCAAGATTATTTAGTTATATGTATATAGCTATAAGTTATTTCACTACGTGCGCGTGAGGGGTTAGAGTTAGGGAAACTTAATTAGGAGAAGAAAGGTGAATTTAAGGCGCAAAGCAAAGACCATGAGGCAAAGCAAAGCAAACACAAAATGGCTTATGGTTGAGCTTATGAAGATATCAAGCATAGATTTCACTGTTGAGCACATGTCTCACAAGCTTTACAAGTGCGGCTTCGGTAAAGGTGAGGAATACTGTTACAAGGCCATGAAAGAGCTTGAGAGTGAAGGTAAGTTGATATTCAACGGTTATAAGCCTGTTTATGTTAATGGTAACTGTATTGGTGGTGACCCTGTTTTTGGCTTGATTGAGGATAAATAAAGATGCAAAAAATAGAATTAGATCAAGAGTTTTTCGACTCAGTAAAAAACTACAAGCGCGAAGGTGTTGTTAATGGAATAGTCAATAACGTTATGAGCGGGAAGTATGAGTATCACGGTGTCGGCGAGAATTGGAATTTGCAAGACTTTGTTAATGACGCTTTAGGTGATGAAGATTTGTGCAAGAAGATTGCAAAGGCAACTATCTTTAGCGCCAATCACCTTTGGTGTCAGGATGCAGTTGTTGCAGTAAAAAATGTAGCATCTGATAATTTAAGAGCCCATGTTCAATCATTCTGCAATCAAGAAGAGATAGGCATTGCATGAAAATAGAAGGTAACGAACAATCACAGCGCTTTGATTTAATCTTAGCGCTGTTACAGAAAAAGGGTGAGCTTAGTTATCACGACAAGATTGCGCTGGATGAGAACATTAAAAAGCTAGAAATGTTTTTGTTTGAGTATGGTGATGTTGACAACCAGTAAATAAAAAACAATAATGAGTGAAGATAATATTCTGTCTGTCTTTTGGTTTTCTTTTTTTCAAAGTGCTAAGGCTCCTAATATTCATCTTTCACTCCAATTCTCTTATTAAAAGCCTGTGTTAATTCACGGGCTTTTTTATTTCTAATAACCTATAATGTATACGTCTTGGCGGACATCGCTGCCCCTTACATAGTGTTTGGGGTGGCAACCCGCCGAGACAACGCCAAGACAATAACCAGAGCATGGACGCTTATATCATGTTGGGTTCGCCCACGGTATCTATCTAAAAGGCTTGGCTATGACACGCATAAATAAACTCACCCAAAATCCAGAGTTATTAGTAGATGACCTATTCGTAATTTGGGATAACGACAATCAAAGAACACGATCAATTACCGCAGAGACACTGAATAAATTTACTGACGCTAACGGCGCAAACGCTCAAGCATTCGTTAATGGCTATATTCAAGACGGCGTTTTATACATGGTTCGCGCCAATCAAGAGGTTGTTAATATTGGCAGCGTCACAGGTGTTGAGCTTCTACCAGAGGGTAGTATTCCAAAAGTTGAAAACGGTAAGCTTGTTGCTTCTGCGGTAAAAGAAACAGACGACGCTGTAGTATTTACAAAAGACATCATTGCCCCGCAAGAGTCTGTATTTGTTGGTCCCGCTGTAAAAATCTCAGATAAGGGCGGCTATTTAGGTGTTGATAACTTAGCGGACGATAGAGAGTCAACGCCAGTTGTAAGTTTTGTATACGAAACAGAAGCAGAGCGTGACGCTATTTTCTCTGATGGTGTGAGCGTTCCTAAGTATCGTTATTTTGTTCCTGCTAAGTGGGTTTATCAATTCCCTTTCGAGGCTGAATATTCAAACGCTAATAAGCTAAGTTTTGAATTCCAAGACGGTGATAACACCCTAATTCGTAAATTCAGAATGTTTTCAAAGAAAGCACAATCAGGTGTTCGTATTTGGATTGAGAACTTATTACCTAGCGGTGACGCTATGGTATGGGAGAATGTAACAGAGGATGACTTTAACGAAGGTAAGGGCCAAGACTTTGTAGCTCAGGGTGACACTGACCAATTTACATTAGTAGAATCTGGCCTAGTCAAAATCTCAACGGCTAACATTCGATTCCGTTTCAACGTGCAAGCACAGCCTGGTGAAAACCTAGAGCTACAAGGACAAGAGTTAGACTTGGGTTTCGGAACTGGCTTTTATCCTCGCATGGTTACGTATACGCAGGATGAGAAAGACCTTGATTTACTAGACAGTATTGAAACAAGTAAAAATAGGTTTGGCCAGTTTGGGCAGCAATTCAGAATAGAAACGTCAGATATTGTGGCGCGTGATTTAGGCTCTCAAGCGGAAGCTATCCCGCAGGGTATTTTTGACACTGCAATCACATCTGACAGACCAGAAACAACTTATGTTAATGGTGATAAGCCTATTCAAATAAACGCTATCACAGTAAAGCATATTGGCACGTGGTCGCCCGTACAGGTATCGCTAAATGATGACCGTACGCAGGTTGTTGATTTGGTTGATGGTGACAACACAGTCACATTTACAAAACCGCTAACCGTCGAAGCTAATCAATCTGTTTATTTTCGATTCACCGGTGCGGTCGGTACTGGCTCACAAGATCAAATTAGTTTACTTGGCGATGCTCAACAAGAAATTTATTACAAGCTTGATATTACAGAGCTTGAAGAAAAGACCGTTACTGTTAATGGTGTTGAGTCTATTGTTGCTGGCAATAAAATACTTGTTGATGATTCAGATCCTAAAAATCCAATAGTAAGCTGGAACCCATCAGGCGACCTTTTGCCAGGCGTTAATATCAACAAAGATGGGGTTCAAGTCCTATCAGCGGCAGATACGTTAAACTTTAGCGGCGCGTTTGATGTAGTAAAAGCTAAAGATACGGGCGGAACGGTAAATATTGAGCTATCTACCACAGCTAGGGGTACAAATGAAGTTGGCGTTTTCGAGTCAACATCTGATTTACTAGCTGCATACCCAACACCGGAAGATGGCCTATACGCAAGAGTGCTGCAAGGTAATAACAACCTTCCTGATGATAGATATGAATCACAGGGCGGTAACTGGATTGGCATGGGTGGCGTTGCTGGTCAGGTTATTGTAGACGCTAACAAGTCACTGGGTTTAATTATGGGTGACGGTCTAAAGTCGGAGGATGATGGCGGAAACAGCAAGATTTCACTTGATGGTAATACTCCAGTGCTGACTTTTGATGTAACAGTTGATTCAACGCGATCTGTTGATAATGCCTATGTTGGAAAAATAATAAATATTATTCAGACACCACCAAGTATTAGTATACCAATGCAAATAACTTTAGTTGATCACTCCCAATTTAAAACGGGTGACACAATTAAGATTGCTGCGGATAGGGATGGCGATGACGCATACAATAATTATTACTTTGCTGTTTACTTCAACGACTCAAAAGGTCGCCAAATAGCCAAGTACCCAGCAAACAATATAACCATGGTTCGCACTGATACCGCTTGGGATGTGCAACTTGACGGTAGATTCACCAACGTATCAATCAGACCTAAGGCAGCGTTTAACATACCTTATGCACCTGATGAGCAATACAACACACCTGTAAATGCTTTTGTATTTGCTGAATCGCCAGCGGTTGGTTTTGAAGTTGATGACGATACAAACACTCGAATAGTAAAATTTGAGCTAGACAAGGTTATCCCAGAAGATCCAACATTTAAAACTATCAACATTGACTCAAGCGGTACTGGTCTGCCTAATTACTCAGCAGTTATTAAGCAGAATGACTCGCTTATAACTGAAATTGATGCAACTAGAGAGCTTAGGTTAAATCAAAAAGACATCATTACTGGTGAAACTAAGACGATAATGTCTGTCATGGACACCCAGATCACTGCCTTAGCTCCCATTTATGTGGGCTCAAGTAAAGTCGCACTGGTGAAAGACATCCCTGTAATTCCCGATAATGGTTACGTAGAGAAGTTCACCAATGCTGAGCTAAATAAAGTGCAGTCTGCATACAATGGCGAATATGGTGATGATAGAAATTTCTATCCGCTAGCTCTTTACCAAGACGTAAACGGGTGGACTCAATTCGAGTATACTGGGAATATGGTGTTTAAAATTAAAAACAAGGACACCGGTGTTTTAGGTGATAAGGTTTTTGAGCTTAAACAATCATCCGTAGCAGCACACAAAAAGCTTGAGGCTTTAAAATCACTTAAAGTTGTTGGCGATGTTTCGGTCGAGGATGCAGACGGGAATTTGTCTTTATTGCTTAATCAGGGCGAGGGTTCATTTTCGATTAACTTACCTACAGAGATTAGCGGACCTTTAGAGTTAAGTAAAAACTCTAGCACTGTAATGACAGTAAACAGAGGTGAGTTAAAAATATGGTCTACTGGCGCGGTAGAGATTCCGAACTACACCGCATTTAAAGACAAAGAGCTGGTTACGAAAGAATACGTCGACAACGCAATATCATCAGACCCAAGTGATGATTACAAAGGGCAAGGCTTAGGTGTTCCAAAAATCACATTTCTGGGTAGTGATGAAGTCACTCAGTCAGGGCTTGTCGGTAATTACCTTAATACGCTTAATCAGGCGTCAAGTGTTGGCAGGATAAATTTAAACAATGACGAAGGTAATACAGAGTTTAGAGTAATAATTGACCAATCCACAAGAGAGACAAGAGATTACAGAATTAGCTTAGGCCCTGGCAATGCGCTATCTGAGAAGCGAATAAGGATTGGTGAGTTGTGGGAATGCAGGGTTTATGTTGATTGGGATGATGGGACAAAATCAAACTTCTTTTGGACTCGTTTAGATAATGGAACGGCTGGCTATATTCTTGAGGATCAATTCAATGCCAAGTCTGGCTATGATGCATTAATATCTGGCAGTGGATCAACCAAAACCGTAACTTATGGTGACAACGGTAAAATACTCAAGATAAGCAACGCGACAGTAAAAGTTGAATTGTTGCAGGGTATGAACTCAGATGATAAACCTCACGGTTACTTCAAGTATATTAACTCGCACAATGCTGATGTTACTTTTGAGTGGTACGACCGAAACGGCACCCAGCTAACTAACAACGTGCCTAGCGTTTGCCCTAAAGATACTGTTGTAGAAGTATTCGCAGACTATGCAAAAGATGAGTACGTCTTAAACTTTAGTCAATCAAAGGTTATTAGCTCGACAATATCACAGGCTCAGGAGCCGCAATTTAAGAAGTTTATAAATGAATCGACTGTTAATGTGGATTACCCAACAAATGCAGATGGCAACCAGTACAGGCCGCAAAACGTAGTTGTAACGGTTCTTGACACTGATAACCTAATTAGCGAGCTAAATATTAATGTAACAAGCTCTGACAGTTACTCAGGACATTACAACTCTGTTGGCTCAATATCAATTGACGCTAGCGGTCAATGGTCAACAGAGTCAAGACGCAACGCTTATAGGTTGGATGATGGAACAAATACCTATTGCGTATTTAGTGACTCACTGAATGCTTGGGTGTTGATTGTTTCAGATGTTGATCACAATCACACAGGAAGTAGTACGGGCGGCGTTCCTGTAAACTTATATAACGATGGTCAGTTACCAGACAGTCATGGGGATTACTCTATTGAGAATAACTTAGATTCAATAGATTCTGAGTATTTCACCCAAGCTGATGTTGATATTGACTATCACACAAATTCAGACGTAAACAGCTATTTTGTTGTTAAGTTTGGAAACGCGAAACCAGCGGGCATTGTTTTTTATAAGTAATGCATGGTTGAAAAAACGGGGCTTGACCGCCCCCTAAATTAAATTAAATTAAGGAAGCTATTATGGCTGGTCAAATTTACCAAGATAAAAACCTAAACGGCAACAGCATTCTAGATGCCGGGAAAGTAACAGTACAAAACGATGCGGCAACAGCTAACGAGCTTGTTCGCAAGTCTCAAGTTGAAACCATTGCAGACACAACAACTCAGGCAGCTATTGTAAACTCACTATCTAGCCCAAATGCCACAACAACGCTAGACACTGAGCAGTTACAAGCGCAGCTAAATACAAAGCAAAACAATTTAAGCATTGCCCCAGACTCAACACTTTATCTAACACTTGTTGGTTCAGTGCTTGGTTTTACAAATCTAGGTCGTGGCCCGGTACTTAAAGACACCACAAGTGCTAACTTTGCCGCATTCCTAGCAACCGCTACTTTTAACGGTGATGGCACTATCACAGTTGGCGGCACGATATACGACAGCGGCACTCAGATTTTCTTAACTGCCTCTACTGTACCAACTGAAACAGTTTATATTTACACTGGCGGCAATGCTGGAACGGCTGACGACTTTATTAATGATTCTGATAAATATGATGCGTCAGAAGTTCGAGCGCTGTTGAGTGTTTCTGGTGTGGGCATTAACTACGACTCGAACACAGGTGTAACATCATTGGTTTTTGGCACTGGCTCAGGCGACTTAGGCGGCCAAACATTACCACACGGCGCAACTTTCACAACTATTTCTGCAAATGCAGATACAGCGGATGCTTTAGAGAAGCTAGAAGCACTTATCAATGCTGTTGAGGCTAGCGGCGCAGATGGGACGGCAGCGGTGACAACTCGATTAAATAACTTGTCAGGTGTTACTGGTTCAAATATGGGTAGCTTTACGGGCTCTCTATTTGTTGATGGTCAAAACATCAAGCAGCTATTCCAAGCAAGCGAAACGGCTCACGAATCAGCCACAGCGGACCGGGCGGCAATACGAAGCGAGGCAGCAACAAGATCGAGCGCAGTTGACGCAGCAATTGCCAGTGAAGCAAGCTCTAGAGCAAGCGCTGACTCCACTTTGCAGGCTAATATCACAGCAGAAGAAACATCTAGGATTTCGGCTGACTCGACACTGCAATCAAACATCAATAGCGAAGCTTCTGCACGCTCAAGCGCAGATACGACACTTCAATCAAATATTGATGCAGAAGAAGCGGCGCGCATTGCAGC